CTCGAACTCTATGGAACCGAATAAAGAATTAGAACAAGTCATAGAAAATAAGTTTCTGACTCCTTCAAAGTTTGCTCTAGAAATAGAGAAAATTGTAATTGAAGAAAACTTCAACTATATTGATGCAATTTGTCATTATTGTGAAATCAATAGTCTTGAAGTTGAGTCAGTCACAAAACTTATTTCAAAACCACTTAAAGAAAAATTGAAATATGATGCGATTAGTTTAAACTTTATGAAACGCACTTCGAGAGCAAAATTGCCTTTATGATTGTGACACCTTTTGAAACCTATCAACATTATCTGTCACTTAAAAATCATTTCACAAATTCAAAATACGATTTCTTTAAGTATGGTGCGAAGACCCGTGCCAGTATTGCTTCCTTTAACAAAAGGCGTGATAAATACTGGTTCGAAAAAACAAGTCGCAAATATTCCGACAAAGAAGTCGTAGATTTTTTAGTATCAAACTTTGTAGCATCAGATTCGCCGGGTAACTTATGGATTGGAGAAATTATAAATTCTGGCGAAAGAAATTACACAGAATGGATGCGACGACAGCAGAGTTTGAGTTACTTGTTCAAGGAACAAAGCAACGAATTGTTCTCGCAGACAAAATTAGAGGATGCCTTGAATTGCTCCAAAGGACATCCACCAGTTCTCAAAAGTTTTTTAAGCGGTAAAATTTGCTTGGAAACTTTGGTAATCTATGATAAAATATTTGGGTTCAGTAAAAAGTTTGATAAAAAACTTTTAGATCCAGTGTGGGAAACCGTCAGTTTAAAGATTTCAAAGTATGCTCCTTTTCTAAATATTGACATATTCCAGTTTAAACGAATCTTACGGGAAATCATCGATGAGTAATTTTTTCGACTCTGATATTATTCAGGAAGAACTGAAAGAAATTAATCAGTTACAAGAGAGTATATACGGAAGCATTTTAACTTTTGGTGTTATGTCCCGTGAAGATAAACTGGAGCATATTGAAAAACTTGAAATGTTACTTGAAAAACAACGAGTAATGTATACAAGACTATCTCTTTCTGATGACCCAGAAGCGGTTGTTATGAAAGAGAATCTTCGTAAATCAGTTGCTCTGATGGGTTTCCCACCAGAGACTGATATGAATGTTTTGTTTAAAAGTATGACCAGAACGATTCAATCTCTCAAGGAATTCATTGACGCCTGAGAGAATCCCTGTTATAATATCCAAGGAATCCAATTCATCCCCAGTATCCTAAAAATCTTATGTCATTCGCAAATCTTAAGAAACAGTCTAAACTTGGTTCTCTCACCGAAAAACTGGTGAAAGAAGTAGAAAAAATGAATAACTCCGAAAGTTCTAGTGATGACCGCTTTTGGAAGTTGACAGTAGACAAAGCAAATAATGGTTATGCTGTAATTCGTTTTCTTCCTGCTCCTGATGGGGAAGATATTCCGTTTGTTAAAGTTTATAGTCACGCATTTCAAGGTTCGGGTGGTTGGTTGATTGATACGTGCCTGACTACCGTTAATCAAAAGTGCCCTGTGTGCGAGTACAATTCCGGTCTCTGGAACAATGGCACTGATGCTGGCAAAGAAGTTGCCCGTAAGCAAAAGCGCAAACTGACTTATGTCAGCAACGTTTATGTTGTCAAAGACCCCGCCAATCCTGAAAACGAAGGTAAAGTCTTCCTCTTCAAGTATGGTAAGAAAATCTTTGATAAGATTATGGAAGCAATGCAACCCGAATATGAGGACGAAACTCCTATTAATGCCTTTGACTTCTGGCAGGGTGCTAACTTCAAACTGAAAGCAAAGAGTGTTGCTGGTTATCGTAACTATGATTCCAGTGAGTTTGCTTCGGTTGGTGCTCTTCTTGATGACGACGACGCAATGGAAGCAATCTGGAAGAAGCAGTATTCTCTTACTGAATTTATTGCTCCTGACCAATTCAAGACTTATGATGAACTGAAGAAGCGTCTTGATTCAGTGCTTGGTGCGAAGTCTTCTGTGCGTCTTGATGAAGAAGTTGAGAACGAAGAAGAGTATTCTCGTGGACCTGCAAGGGATCTTGATGATGGTCTTCGTAGCGAACTGAATAATCTTCAACCTACTCGTCGTGCTGCTGTAGTTGAGGATGATGAAGATGAAGACTCTGATACTCTTGCATATTTTGCAAAATTGGCAGAGTAATTTCTAATTTGGGAGGAGAGAAATCTCCTCCTTTAAAATGGAATTGAAACCTTTGTATTTTCAGTTTTAATTAATTTATCATTTACATACTGCGATGATCTATCATAAATCATCGCTTTTCTTGTATCATTAATAACTTGTTGCAGATATCTTGGTTTTAATACGTAGATACTTCTCTTATCGTTATTTTTTCTAACTTCATATTCGTAATTACTTATACCCACAATTGGATCTGAAATACGAATCACATTTTCTCCAAGTTCTGCTGGATCATTCGTATAAAGATTTCCATCGTAAGTATAATAAACTTTAAAGTCTTGATCAACAATTTGTTTTTCAGGAAGAATTAAACGGTCTTCTGGGTCTTTGACCTCTGTGGTTTCATAATGATGAATTCCATTTAAGTCACTTCCATAAATTGATTCTGCATAATCATAAATTTGATTATCTGATAATGGCCATTCATCTCTCAATCTTGTAATTCCTGCTGATACAATCACAACCCAATCATACTGTGAACTGCCATAAATTTCTTCTGCAATTGTATCTGGTCTAGATTCACCTACAATTTGATACTTGTCAAAAATTGTAAATACATTTTGCAAATCATCACGAAGTTTTATCCTACGAAATAGATTTTTAACAGTTAAGTATTGATCGGATGACTTTGAATCTGATAAAAATGATTGGTATTCTAAATTTGGAAGTTCTCTAAAGTAAGTCATTAGTATCCAACTCCTAAAGTTCCTTCGAGAGATTGGTCATAATCCTCAGCATAAATTGGCGACAACTCTTGAAATTGTAGAGACATCTGCATGTGAACTGGAGTAGCATCAGAATATGTTGCATACTGTGCAGATCCATTGTAATTTACACTCATTTGTGTTAATGCACATGGTTTAAATCTGTGTAAAAATGGATGTGATTTTCCACCACTCATATATTCTAACTTAAAAACATTAGGTGCTTTAACAAAAAGACCTCCACCATTTACTTCTGGAGTTCCTTTTTGAGGAGTCATATTTTTTTTAAAGGTTCTGATAATCGTTTTAATAGTTTTAGATTCTTCTACAGATCTTGGAACCATATCAAATGTAAAATTAAAAGCAGGACGCATTGTAACGCCATTAAATAACAATTCTACATTTTCATTAAATACTTGTCCTGTTGCTCTTGAAATAATTTGATTAATGTTTCCTTGTCCTAATGATGCTTGTAATCCTGCAGCTGCCGTAGCAGCTGCAGTTGCTTGTTGACCTTCTCCTGTTCCCACGGCAGCACCAATATTTTGGAAAAAATTTCCAAAGGATTTTACTACAGATGCAGGTAAATTTGAACTTAAAACACCACTAGAAGCAGCATTCGCAATAGATGCTGCAATTGGATTCATTGTACCAGATTGCCAATCAGCAGCATTATTATCTTGAATTGTTGCTGGCATGGGTAGAATAATAGTTGCTTGAGATCTTTTGATACTTCCAGTTTGTCTCAATGCTTCTTCTGTTGTTCTTAAAGCAAATCCTCCAGTTAAATTTAAACCAGGATATTCATATTTTAGGACTTGAATTTTAAAGTAATCGTCTTGTGGCCCAATATTATTTTGAGGATACCTTAATATTTCTGCCATTTATCTTTTTTAACTATTTATTGTTAATTTTGAATTAATTTTCTGTAAGGGACATGTTGTAAAGTTTCAAATTCTTTCTGACTTAATTCATATAAACCACTAACCAATCTATCACCATCTTCAGTATTATATTGTCTAATTTTTCCAAGATGATAATTAAAACCAAGAAATCCTTTTGGTAACGGACCTCCTGCTTTGATTAATGGATATCTATCGTAAAGAATTCCCGGTGTCTTTGCATAATAAATGAAAGTATAATATCTTCCTTGAGTTGGAAAAGATACTTCACTTCCGTCCAATCTTGATAATATTTCATTCATTAATCTATCCGCATTCGTTGTATTTAATTTAAAATCTTTAAAACGATTTGTACGTATCTTTCCATCAATTCTTCTTGGTGCTTTTGGATTAGCCTCAATATAATTAGAATCATTTTTAATCAGACTGATTAATTGAGTTTTATTTAATCTTTGATATCCACTAATTCTACCTTGACCAGTTGCTGTTGTGTAGTATACAGTATATTTTTCAGCAATTTGAACTAATTCTTCTTTAGTATAATCTTCTAATCTTTTTTCGTATCCTGTGAGTGCCATTACTTGATACCTAATTCGTGTTCTGTAATGACTTTAAATTCATATCCACGATCAGCACACCATTCTCTTGCCGCTTCCCACTTTGATTGATTTTTAGCATATTCATAAACCTCAGCAATGTATTTTTTTGTCTGCCTTTTAGGTTTAGGTGGTGGTATTGTTTGCTTTGAAGGTTTAATTTCAATCATATATTTTTTGATACTTCCATCAGATTCTTTGACTTTGATGAGAAAATCAGGGAAGTATCTATGAATTTTTCCGTCCACTGGAGATCGATAGGGGATTGCTTTTTCTTCACTTTGCCATTCAATTATTTTTTCATTTAAATCGCAATAGACACAAAACTTTCTTTCCCATAAAGATCTGTATATAATATTTGTGGAGTCACCATTATATTTTTCTGGAAAAGATGGTTGATATTTTCCTTTATATGACATCTAAATACTTAATAATAACGCTCGTATAAGGTATTTAGAGTGGCATTTCCCCGCAGAATATCTGATATTCGCCCACTATTTACAAATCTTGCCCAAACTTCACATTATGAAGTTAAGTTTGGGGGACTTCCAAATGAGTTGGTATATTATCTAAGAAGAAGAGGAATATCTTCAAGATTTATTGCTGAAGATGTTGGATTACTATGTTTTAATGCTGTTCTCCCAACCACGCAAATTGCAACAGTAAATATTGATAATAATTACATTGGTATTACCGAAACCTTTGCTCATCGTAGACAATATCAAGATATAAGTTTTGAATTTTATGTCGATAACAATTATAATACTTTAAAGTTCTTAGAGCATTGGATGGAGTTTATTGCTAGTGGGGCATCAGATCCAATTGATGGAATTAATTCTCCAATTAATAGTAATGTTGATGAAGGGTATTTCATTCGTATGCAATACCCAAAATACTACAAATCAAATAGAACTAAAATTGTAAAATTTGATAGAGATTATCGAAGAGAATTGGAGTATACTTTCATCGGTTTATATCCATACAATATTGCATCAATACCTGTTTCTTATGGTCAATCTGACATTATGAAAATACAGGCAACATTTAAAATTGATCGTTATGTAGTTGGTAAATCTTATAGTTTCGATTACATTTTAGATAGAGATAATGATAAACTTCCTAATCAACCAAGACCACAACCAACTACACAACCAAAACCAAGATTAGTTCCAAGATCGCCAGGATCCATCCCTTCAAATGGTGTAGAATTATTTCCAGCAGGGCAAACCTTAGCAGAGTCTCTCTACGGACCTCAGAATAATAGATAAATAACTTTATCTCATTTGTAATGATTATTATAAATATTAATGCCTGAACTGGTGGTTCTTTTCAGGAAGAATGGGAGCAGAAATGCTCCTTTTCTAATATAAATAATATTAACCACCAGTTTAAGAGTAGTTATGCAACCTCGTATATACACATATAAAATTACTTTTGAAGAAGTCCCTTATTATTACTATGGTAGTCATACTGAAAAAAAGTATGAAGAGTATTATATGGGTTCTGCAGTAACTAATAAATGGTGTTGGGAATTTTATACACCAAAAAAACAAATATTGGAATTATTTGATTCTAGAGAACATGCAAATAATGTAGAAAACAGATTAATTAAACAGGTAATTAATGATCCAAATTGTTTGAATGAAAATTGTGGAGGAATAATTTCAAAAGAAATGTGTAAAAAGGGAGCAAAAATATTAGTTGAAAATAAATTAGGAATACATTCAAGAACAAAAGAGCAAATTATACAAGATAGCAATAAAGGTAGAGAAACTCAAAAAAGATTAGGACTTGGTATATATGGGTTATCTACAGAAATTAGGCAAGAAAATGGTAAAAAATTAGCACAAAAAAATGTTGAAAGTGGTCATATACAAAATCTTGGAAAAAAATATGGAAAATTATTGTACGAAAATAATACAGGAATGTTTGGAATAGGTAAAGAAGAAAAATATAAAGCAAGAAGTAAAGGTGGAAAGGTTAGTGGAAATAAAGCATATCAAAATAAAACAGGTATTCATGCATTTTCAAAGGAACAGAGGCAAAATATAGGAAAACAAAAATGGAAGTGTTTGGTTACTGGTTATATTTCAAATGCTCCTGGACTTTCGAATTATCAAAGAAAAAGAAATATTGATACTATATTGCGAATTAAAATTGAAGACTAAATATCTTTAAATGATTTGAATTAAAAAAATGGTTCTTCCAAAAATTGCAACTCCTTCGTACACTTTAGAAATTCCATCTCTCAAAAAAGAAATTAAATATCGCCCTTTTCTTGTAAAAGAAGAAAAAGTTTTAATTATTGCTATGGAAAGTGAAGATCCTAAGCAAATTGCTAATGCTGTCAAAACTGTAATTAATAATTGCATTCTTACTAAAGGAATCAAAGTAGATCAATTAGCAACATTTGATATTGAGTATTTGTTTTTAAATATTCGTGGAAAATCGGTTGGAGAAACTGTTGATATATTGATTACTTGTCCAGATGATGAAGTAACTCAAGTTCCAATTAGCATTAATCTTGACGATATTCAAGTTGAATTTAGAAAAGATCATTCTAGAGACATTAAACTTGACGATAATCTTACTTTAAGAATGAGATATCCGTCAATGAATGAATTTATTAAAGCTAATTTTGGAAATCAATTTAATTTGAGTGTTAATGATACATTTGATTTGATTATTTCATGTATGGAGCAAGTATATAATGAAGAGGAATCTTGGACTGCATCAGATTGTACTCAAAAAGAACTAACAGAGTTTATTGAGCAGTTGAGTTCAAAGCAGTTTAAAGAGGTTGAAAATTTCTTTACAACAATGCCCAAACTTTCTCATACACTTAAAATTAAAAATCCAAATACTGAAGTAGAAAGTGAAGTAGTATTGGAGGGATTATCAAGTTTTTTCGCCTAGGGATGGCTCATGAAAGTCTTGAGTCATATTACAGGACAAATTTTTCTCTTGTTCAGCATCATAAATATTCATTGACAGAAATAGAAAATATGATACCTTGGGAACGGGAGATTTATATTTCTCTTCTCAAACAATACATTGAAGAAGAAAACCTAAAAAATAGTACAAATGGATGAACTAGACTCTGAAAAAGTTGGAAGAACTGGTGTTGATCCATCTACAGGGTCTATTTTGTCGCAGGAAGTAAGAAATGCACTGCTAAAAAAATCTACAATCGATGCGTCTGTTTTTCAAAATAGATTATTAGCGGTAGAAAATAAAAGAAAAGAAGACGAAGAACAATCTGTTAGGTTATCTCAAGGGCAGGAGCAAGCTTTTTTAGGATTTAATTCTTCTCTTCAGGGATTAAGGGTAGATATTGCAAAATTAGGAACAGGACTTTCTACTATCGCTCTTCTTCTTCAGCAAGATGCTGTTGAAGATCAAACTCAAATTAGACAAGATCAAGAAAAGCAAAGACTTTTAACTGAAAGACAAGTAAGAGTTGGAAGAGAAAGTGAAATAGAGCAAAAAATACAAAATGCAGTCGCTGAACCTGTTCAAAGATTAGTACCACAAATAAATGACATCTTTGGAAAAATAGGTACTGCTCTTGGAATTTTATTTGGTGGATGGTTAACAAATCAAGTTGTTCAGGCAATAAAAGCATCTGAAGAAGGAAATACAAAATTATTCAATGATGTTAAGTTTAATATTATCAAAAATTTAGGAATTGTTGGTGGTGGATTACTTGCAATTCGTGCAGGATTTGCATTGATTAAAAGGACGATAGGTGGAATTGCTTCTGGTCTGACAAAATTATTAATTGCAAAACCACTAGCAATTGCTGCTGCATTGATTCCTGGTCTTGGTGGTGGTAAAACTCCTCCAAAACCAGGAGCAACTCCTCCTAGAAGTGGTGGGGGAGGAATTGGTAGTGTAGGTAGATTCATTACTTTTTTAAGTGGATTAATGAATCTTAAAAATAAAGAGTATGTTGATGCAACATTATCTGCCCTTAGTCTTGCTGCGAGAGCACCAGGGGCACTTGGAGCAATTGCAAAGATTGCCGGTATTGCTTTTACCGCTGATGAAATTGCTGAAGCATTTGGTAAAAATATTTTTGGAAATTCTGAAAAAGATAATTTAATTAATGAAATTGCTCAAAAATTTAAAAATAAACCAGAATCTAAACCAGTTAGTTCTAAAGTAAATTCAAATATAACCACAACAAATAAACCAACAGACACTCAACCACAAGTCACTAAACCGGAAGTTGTTCCTCAAGAAACAATGATGGGAACACAACCGCCAAGTCCAGATATGACTAAAAAATTTGAAATGGCTTGGCAGTATAGAAATAATCCTATGGCAAGAGGAAGAATTGAGGATGAATGGAATAAGATGAATCCAGAGCAACAGCAACAAGCAAAAACTTGGGCACAATCTAAAGGATATGATTGGAATGAAATGAGATTAAAAGATGCTGTTGATATGAGTGATTTAAAACAACAACCATCCAAAACCGAAGAAGCAAAAATAACCTCTGCACAAGTATCAATACCACCCAAAGCACCACAGCAAGTAGGACAATTACCAGAACCAAAACCATCTTTGATGATGATCAAGACATCAAATAATGCACCACAACAACAAAATGCACCGTTAACAAATGGTGCATTGACTGATGTTCCTTTGATTAATTCTGCGAATCCTGATAATTTTTATGTACTATATTCACAACTTAACTATAATGTGGTGATGTAACATGTCAGTAGTATTAGAGTCTCTTAAAAAATCATCCATTAATATTGGCAATATTTCTAACTCTTTAAATGAGACTAAAAAAACTACTTCTGCAGTAAACAACTCTGTAGAAAATATTTCAAGAATTATTGGGACAAATACTAGAGTCAAAAGAGAATTATTTGCTAGATCTCAAGTTTTAAATTATAGGAGAGAAGAAGCATCTAAGAGACAAGAATTTGAAGATCAAATTGAGTCATCTAGAGTATCTTCATCTCCACAAAGAGGTCTTGCATTTTCTTCAAGAAGTGATAAAGGTCCTTTAGGGAGAATATTGGGATTTTTGGGGTTTGTTACTGCTGGATGGATTGTAGAAAATCTTCCTACATGGATTTTCATGGGAAAAGAATTTGTTTCCAGAATTCAAATATTTGGAAGATCTATGTATACTATGGTTGCTAACATGCAATCCATAATGGATTCTTTTGGACAAACATTGAGATATTCATTTGATGCCATTATTCGTTTAGATTTTGATGAATTTGCTAGTGAGGGAAGTGTTGCAAGATCATTTGATGAATTAAATTCTGCGGTTCAAAGTTTGGGTGATGACCTTACAGAAACTTTTAGACTTTTTACTACACCGCTAAATGAATCGGTAACAACTAAAGAAAAGGCACCCGAACTTGATGAGAAAAGACCAGATACAATGTTTCCTGGGATTCCTCAAGAGGGTACTCCAAGTAAAGTAACTGGAATTACAAAACAAGCACTTGATATTATTTCAAAATATGAATCTGCAGGTGCTCAATATAATGCTATGAATCAGGGAACAATTCCAGATGCTAAGGGGCAACAACCGAAAGCAACAGTAGGTGGTAAAACATCAAAAGATATTATTGGAAAAAATCTTACTGATATGACAATTGGTGAAGTAATACGTAGACAAGATAGAAAATTAACAAATGATCAAGGTTTTATTCATGCTGCAGGAAGATATCAAATTATAGGAAATACGCTTCCAGAAGCTATGCGTGGTGCTGGATTAAAACCAACTGATATGTTTAGTCCAGAAAATCAAGATAAAATGGGAATTTATCTTTTAAAAACTGGTGGTCCTGGTAAATGGGAAGGTTTAAAAAAAGCAACATCTGCTGAAAAAGCGATTGTACAACAAGCAAGAAAAGAACCAATTACTTAT